TTACCCATCGAGGCGGCTTAAGAGCTTTTGTTTGAACTCGCAGTGTTCACTATATAGCCATCTGGCGCGGCCGTGGATGAGTTTGCTTTTTGGCAGGGTGCCGTCTTTGATGCGGTCATAGATGAAGGTCTTTCCGAAACCAGTATCTGCCATGATGAATTTCAGATCAACCAGTGAATCGGGCTGTAATTGGTGTTGCATGGGTTTCATCTCCGGTTTGGAAATCGAACCTGGAAGCCAGGCAAAAAGAACACGGCACTATTGGCCGGGCAAATGGGGGATAACGTGGCAGTGCATTCGCACCCAATAGCCAGCTCATAACTGGCTATCAGTTGCGTTCAGTATGTTAGCAATTCGACTTTCCTCATGATTTCTTCAGCAATAGGCTCCTCAACACGGTCGTCAAACTCAGAGGCCTCTAAAATTTCCGCGATAGATTCTTTCTCGTCCTCAGTAAAGAAGTCATCGCGATAGTCGCTCCATGCCGCAGCAACAACTCGACCACCGGCAATATCCATATCGGCGCTAACTGGCGGTTCCTTGCCATCCTCATACTCAACGACGAAAGTCATCTTCCCCATACTCTCTCCTCATGCCGCCCGCATAGCGCGGAGGCGTTTTAAGTGTTCTGCTGTTTCGATTTCTTCGGCGATCCGCTCGGCCTGTGCTTTGGTTAGCGGTTCGAACTCGTTCTGAAAGCGGCCCATGCTGGCGATGCAGGTGCGACCGTTGCGGATGTAGTGGATTACTTCGTGGGTAGCGCGGAGGATTCTGCAGGGCGCCCCGTGGGGATCTGCGTACCAGGTGTTAGGCTGGATTATCCTGAACATTGGCTGACTCCATATAAGCACTGATGAAAGCGGCCGCCGCCTGTGCGTTTATGGCGTTGCCGTAACCTCTGAGTCTGCCGGTGCGGTTGCTGCTTGCCACTCTTGCCACCCCGGGCTCGACTCGTCCCATACGTGCGGCAGCCCCATCAACCAGCGGGAATGTGCCGGGTTCAACTGGACGCCATTTGCCATCTCGACATAAGAGCCAGTCTGCATCACGCCAAAAACCGTTAACCTCAATGGGCCGCAGGTGTAAGCCTGGCGCGGTAACTGATCCAGTCTGTCCTTTCCATCCCGCTGAGCTGTCATCCCGGCAGAATCCTTCCAATCCCGCGACGTTGGAGTTACCCACCCCCGCAAGCCTCGAGGCTCCTCCCAAAGTGGATCCGCGCTTTGGCGCATTTGCCGCCGCCGCATGACCCGCAACCTGATTGTTGTCGATCGTGGTTGGAGTCGGCCAACTTGCCAGAGTTACCTCCGTCTGAATATTCATCCCACCCATTCGCCCTGACGCTCCCGCGCCGGTCGTCGATTTCGCTGTTGGCGTGGGCCACCCAGTAGGCCCTCTCTCTGATGTGCGGAGCACCGATGCTCGCTGACGTAAACGGCACAAGCCCGAAGGCGTATCCCATTCCTTCCAGGTCTGCTTGTACAAGGTCGAACCAAACATTTGCGTTACCAGCTGCAACCTGTTCGCCAAAGACATGCTGAGGTCTGCGCTCGCTGATGAGGTGGAAGAAGGCTGGCCAAAGGTGCCGCTCATCAGCAAACCCATCTCCTTTGCCTGCCGCGCTGAAAGGCTGGCACGGGCAGGAGCCAGTCCAGACTGGTTTATCGTCTGGCCATCCTGCGAGGCGGAGGGAGTGGGACCAGACACCAACTCCGGCGAAAAAGTGGCACTGCGTGAACCCTCGCAGGTCGTCAGGTGTGACATCTTCAATACTCCGTTCGTCAACTTCGCCTGGTGCGATGTGGCCACCGGCGATAAGGTTACGCAGCCATTGAGCTGCATACGGGTCGATTTCGTTGTAATAGGCTGCCATCACCCGCCTCGCTGCTTATTCCGAAATTCCTGCTCACCCTGGCAACTAACGCACATCGTGCATCCCGGATACGCTTTCCGTCGCGCATCAAGTAACTTGTCGCCGCACTCAACACAGTGCGTTGCTGATACTGCTGAGTGGTTGAGTCTGTGAGCGGCTACCGCCATTTCTATTCGCTGCTGAGTTAGCTCGCTTGCAGCATCAATGGTATCTGGTGTCATAGTCAGTGCTCCATGAACTGTCGGTTAATTCGGTTGAAGGTGAACGCGAGAAAATAAAAAGGCCGCATTAGCGACCTTGTGATTCGTTTGGTTAGCGTCATGATTCCACTCCGTACCGGCCCGTCATCCGACCGATGCTGCTAACGAATGCCACCAGGCTGATACCAATCGGCGCAATTTTCTGGTGATGCTTCTTGAGGATCGGCGGCACTACTGCATTCCATTTCGGCTTAGGCCTGCATTCCATTTCGGCTTAGGCCTGCATTCCATTTCGGCTTAGGCCTGCATTTCAGTGCCTGCTGAATCTCTGCCACGCATTTACGTCCCTGTGTGCGGATAGCGTTATCCTGTTCTGGTGTCATGCTGCCTCCGTTTTCATCACGTCGATAGCGCAGCCGGGAAGCAACTGAACAGCCGGACCGTTGCACTGATTTCCCCATACATCGAAGCCATGTGACGACTGGCGCGCGAACAGCTCAATGCGCGGAACGTCACCCAATAACTGCACTAGTTTCTCGCGAACGAGATCAGGCTTGCGGGAGTTCTCCAGCCGCGGCGCTGTGACATGCTGGCAGATAGAGGCATCCATCCTTTCCGGCAACTTTCCACGCACTGCAAACAGGCAGTCTTCGCTGTTAGCCCGGGTGAGGTGGCCCATGCCGATCGCGCTGTTACCCTTGTGCTTATTCGTCTTATGCCAGGTGAATCCCTTCATGGTCATCAGGCGAAATCCCCACGCTTCGACAACCTTCAGCGCTTCAGCCGGCTGCGTCGGCACCCACCACATCGCCAGAAGGCAGCTATCGGCAGCCAGATCCCACACTGGAAGACGGCAGATATCCAGCACGTTCATCACCGGGTATTTGAATCCTGCCCCACGGTCTCCATCGGCTGCTTTGTCTCGGTATGTCCATGGCGGGTCGGCGTAGATAAGAGTGTATTTGCCTGTCATCAGTCGCTCCTTGTATGCCCGAACTTTCCACGATGCTCACGCATACGGTCGTCTACGTAGGTTGGTTGAACCGGTCCGACTGTCATCCAGATTGGCCTGAATGACGCCTCTAAGTTGGCGAACCAGACTTCCTTTTCGTGTAACTCCTGAAGCCTTTCTTCCATGGTCGGCTTCTGGTAATCGTTATTAGCGATAGCTGCGAAGCAACGAGCCAGCACCTCAGATTTGGTGCCGGATCGCTTTGGTGGGCGCAGATATCCCGCCCCGGTGATAGGTGCCGACATTTGATGCTCCTGATTAATTTTCGTGGATAGCGTGAAGAGGTAATGGGTTACCGGTTAAAACGGAATGTCATCCGGGAAATCCATAGGCGGCTCGTTGTGCTGCTGTACCGGTTGCTGCTGCGTCCGTGGTGGTTGCTGGCTATTACCTGCCGGTTTACCTTCTGCTTGCTTCCCGCCAAGCATTTGCATGGTGCCGCCGACGTTCACAACAACTTCAGTCGTGTACTTCTCGACACCAGATTGGTCTGTCCATTTCCGTGTGCGGAGCTGGCCTTCGATATACACCTGAGAACCTTTTCGAAGATATTCGCTGGCGACTTCCGCCAGTTTGCCAAACAGCACCACCCGGTGCCATTCGGTCTGCTCTTTCATCTCGCCAGTTGCTTTGTCCCGCCATGATTCCGAAGTTGCCAGTGTGATATTGGCTACCGCGCCACCATTTGGTAGATAGCGAACTTCAGGGTCTTGACCGAGGTTGCCGACGAGGATCACTTTGTTTACGCCTCTGCTTGCCATTTATGCAGGCTCTCCTTCAAGTTCATCTTTGCGAATGTTGTAAACGTCCTGGGCTTTCTGCTGCTCATCAGTGCCTTCGAGCATTTTCCATGCTTTAGCGAACGCCTGTTTAAGCTCATCGACCGATGTCTTTTGTGCTGCGGAATCAGTGAATGCCTTCAGGATCTGCTCAGGAGTAGGGGATGGTTTTGATTGTTTAGCTGGCGCGGAATTCTGCTGATGTTTGTGCTCATCAGTATCAGCATCTTTGGAGTCATCAATGCCGAACAATCCGTTAAGGCAATATTTGCGAGCGTAAGAGCTTGTAGCGCCAGTAACCTGAGCGGCATCCATACCTTTCTTGCTTTCTTCTTCTCGAGCCATAGCGGTTGCTGTGTGCTTATTTTCGCCGTCTGTGATGGTAGCTGTAGTCTTGACGTAATACCGATCTCCAATTAGTACGATTTCGTCGCTAATCGACAGGAAAAGCCCTTTCAGTAGCGGCTTAACTCCTTCGAGAATGTCCTCGCAGCTGCGGTATTTATATTTACCGAACGAGTTGTACTGATTCTTTGGCGCATTCAAATGCTCCTGGATGGATGCCAGTCGATCATAAAATGTGGAGCTCATAATTACCTCAGAATGGAAGTTCGGAAGGTTTAGCCAGGAACTCGCATTTATTCATGCGCTCTTGTTTAGCCATATACAGGCAAAAGTTTTTCTTCGACTTATCGCCTGACTTGCGCCAGTAGAGCGCCTCTGTGACGTGGTACTGGCGTTTAATCCGGCTGAGTTCTGGTGTTGTTGCTAAATCAACTGGGATCATCTTTCACCTCAGTAGTTAATTTGTGTTCTCGGTACCAGGCCATCCATCAGCGCTTTCAGGACTTCGATGGCCTGATCGCGTGAGATGCTGGTATTAGCGGTGAGTGCGTTTACGATTTCAGTACCAACGGCCTTGCGGTGCTTAACATCTGCTTCACGCTTTGCCTTCTCGTCAGAGATGCGCTTCTCTTCTGCCAGGCGCGCCGCTTCTTTCGATTCAGCTTCACGCTTAATGCGATCAGCTTCTTCTTGTGCTTTGCGCTGTTCCGCTTCAATGGCTGCTTTCTTCTCTGCTTCAGCTTTCTCGGCGGCGTCTTTAGCTTCCTGCTCGGCGCGTTCTTGTGCTTGCTTAGCCAGTAATTCCGCCTTTGCTCTTGCTGCAATCGCATCTTCTTCACGCTTCTTCGCTGCCGCCAGTTCAGCTGCTGCTTTCTCTTCGGCTTCGCGCTTAGCTTGTTCAGCTGCCTGCCGCTTCAACTCTTCTTCATGAGCAATGCGCTGGCGTTCGGATTCTTCAGCTTTCTCTTTGGCTTCACGGTCATGTTTTTCGTTCATGAGCAGGGCAATCTCGTGGTCGGACTCAAACCGCTTACGGTCTTCCTCTGCTTTAATCCTGGCGGCTTCCTCTTCCTTAATTCGTTCCTGCTCGGCTTCCCACTCGGTTAGCGGTCGGCGCACTTCATCTTTCAGCGCGTACAGACGCTCACGAACAATGCGGCGACTCTCATCAATCTGCTTTGGCAGTGCTTTTAGCTCCGCTACAAGGTCTTTACCGGCGTTGTCGATATACGTCTTGGAACGCGCAACTTTGTGAGCCATTGACGCAATAGCATCACGACCTTTCTTGGTGGATACATCCGGTACCAGGCTACGAGCTTCTTTCTCTATTTTTTCAATGATTGGATCGAGCTGCTCGTTATTGGTGAATACAGCCATTGCGCTCGATTTTTCGATAACGACTAAATCCGTTACTTCACTCATGGTCTCTCCTGAAATTTGGTTGTGCGCTTCCCGTCTGCGATAGCCGGACGAGTAGGGGGAATGGGGGATGTATTTGAAGCAGTATTAAATTTCGCGGATTAACTCGAAATCACCGCAAGAAGAATCGCTAACTACTGGGGCCCGTACTAATACAGCATCCATATCGCCCCAATCTCTGCGTAATTGTTTATTTGATGGCAACTGTCTACCCAAAGCCTCAAACACTACAGCGCTGTCGAAATCGAATTTTGCACGACCATCCATAACGAAATATTCAAACTCTTGCATAACTACCCCTCAATGACTCAATCCACCACCAAGCCCACTGAGATAAACCTCAACGAGCAACTCTTTCGTATAAGTGCGCTCACATCCGCGGTGGAGGTACAACTTCCCGCGCTTATGTGCTGATGCTGTCCATGTCGCATCTTTGTGCTTAACCAGCATTCCTGGCTGAACAGCGCCGCGGTTAACTTCCTGCGTTCCGTAATGATGTAGACTCATGATTTACCCTCCACCTGCTGCAATAACCCGGCAGTGTGCATCTGCCAGCGGTTCATTGTGATTTTCTCGCGAGGTTTATCGACTGATGAGAGTTGCCAGTCGTTATCGTTGAGCTTTTTGGCTGTGTACTGCTTGCCATTGTGGGTGACTTTCATGATGTCTCCCGGGCGCGGAGCATTGTGTCTGCCATTTGATATGCGTCAGAAGCAACACCATCTCTCCATCCATCTTGGAATCCTTCAACTTCCGCATGATTGAGGTATTGCGCGAAACATAATCCAAGCGCCTTGGCTGCCATGTAATCGCGGATAGTCATGTCATCAGCAGCGACAACTACGGGAATGTCTTCTGGGCAGGGCTTGTCATCGAAGCGATAAAGCAGGTCGTAATCACCATCATCGTCAAAACCGGTGTGCTCATAAGCCCAGCGATGACCAGCCCATTCGAATGAGTGGCCCTTATTACTTCTGTCTAACCGCGCCTTCAAATAGGTGCTGTGTTCAGGCGAATTTGTATAAACCTTCATGGTATGTTTCATAATCATCTCCGCGCTTAAGCCGCGCCGCTGAACGTTAAAAGACCTCTGCGCTAACAGGCGGTGGATAGCCGCCATTCATAACTAAGCGTCCTCTGAGAAGACACTGAGGTATGAGTGCCCCTGAATCGGCAGGGGCTGCCGGGCTTAATACATGTCTCTTCTACCCATCACCTGAAATGATGTGCCTCTGCGCCAAAATAGCGCTCTAAGCCGGTAGATTTAGCGCAGGCATTGCTACCTGAATGTCTGCACTTCTGGGCTGAATCACGGTTAATCCAAACCGCTATCAGCAGAGACAGGATGAGCAGGCTTTGCATGCGTCCCCTGTTTAATCGTGTTTAAAATTCCTCGGATGTTTGTTTTCAGTCGACACTGTTACCTGTTACATAAATCCTCCAATTCTGTATGCCGCGTCGAAAAGGGTGGCAGCGGCTAGCCGGGAGTTTGATAACAGAGCACCCTCGTGAAGGCGCTGTGGTATCAGCAATAAAAAACCCGCCGGAGCGGGTCTATTTGATGAGTGATGCTGCGTATTCGAGGAGATATAATTTCGGGGCCAGCCAGATTTTCAGCCAGTCGAAATTGCATATGATGATTAGAACCCCAAGAAGCGATACCGCAACGGCAGTAGGAAATGACATATCATACGACATTGATGCGATGTCGATTCCAGGAGAAAATCTCGTCCACTTATCGCCGCGTTTACCACTTTTTAATACAAGTAAAACTGCATATATGGATCCTGCAACAATCAATAGCCCGAACAATTGCGCCATCACTGCGCTAACAAAATTCCAAACCAACAACTGATGCACCACATCAGGGATCTGCGCCTGACTGAATGACACTGCGGCATCAATCCCTCCAACCGCTTTCTGCAAAAGCTCAACAAGAATCTTGTTAGCCTGTTCTTCCATCGCCTTACCCTCTGTTTGTATCGTGAGCTAATAAAAAACCCGCCGGAGCGGGTTAGTCTGGGACCTTGTCTTTTAGGATTAGCGACCAGTCGTCAACTTCACCACCGAAGTGATCGTCAATTTCCTCAATGTCATACTCCTTGCTTTCGGTGTGGAGTAGCCGAAGGAATATTTCAAGGTGATCGCGACGAGTCTGGTATTGCTTTGCTCTTGCCAATTCGTGAGGGCAGAGGCGGTATGCTGCCACTGAGCTGCAATGCTTAGTCATTCGACAGCAGTGCTTGTATTGCTTTATCAGAGCCGCTAAAGCCTTGGGGTTTATCTCTGTTTTGAACTCGTCATCAGGATCGAAGTGAATGCCATCATGCACCCCAATTTTCATACCCTTACCCTCTTGTCTCGTGAGCTAATAAAAAGGCCGCCAGTTAGGCAGCCTGTTTAATTTCCAGATTTTTCAACGTTGCTCCAGCTATCCACGCCCAGTACATCCAGTGGTCACGCGCATCGCCTTCATCTTCTGCCTCAATAACCCGATCGAACTCTTCTTCATTCCACTGGCCAGTGCATCGAAAGTGATTTGCACTCATTGCCTCACCTCATAAGTTAATTAACGCGCCGTAACCGATTTGCTGCTGCGATGGCCAGCTGAGTACAGCGCCACATCCGGCAAGCATGTTGATCCTGAATACTGATTCACCATCGTGGTAATGGTCACAACCTCTGAGCGCATCGATGGCTTGCGTTTACACTGCAACTGAACGCGTGATTCGGTAGGGCGGTGCAATGCTTCAGAGCTTGCCGTCACTTCGTTCTGTAACGCTGCACGACGCTCTCTGCGACGTCCTGATGCTGAACCGTTGAATGATGTTCTACGTGTCATGGGAACCTCAAAAATCTGGAAGTAATGCGCCCCGTATTGAGGCGCCTTGTTCATTTGATGTTTTTATTGAGGATCCGGTAGACAGATTCTTTTATCTGACCCATCTCAAGGAGGCTGTCCAACATCATGCGTTTCTCTTGTGCCGTCTTGCAGTTGGCTTCAATGAATAATGCGGCTTTCATGGCGTTCATAATTTTTCCTTTTCGAAATGCGCTTTGGTGGTGACGTGTCACGATGCTTAACTTCGTGATTGCTGTCTCGCAGCTGCAATTCACATCACCCCAAAGCACATTGCTTTGTCGTTAGGCTTTGCAGCCTCGTAGTCGAATGTTCGACGTTGTGTAAAGAGCATCACCGTCCTGGTGAGTAGTGCGTCCTGCTGATGGGATAAATTTAAGACATCTTAATTTAATGGTCAAGGAGTATTTGAAGAAAACTTAAATTATTTTCTGTGGGTGATCTGAATTGAAGTTTGAATTGGTGCTACTGGGGTGAAAATGAAGAAAGGGCCGATTGGCCCTTATGGAAGATTGATTAGCTTGGCGTCTACTACCACGCCAATGATTTTGCAATTTCCGTTAATTTCTATCATCTGGTACTGAGGATTTAACGGCTTCAGGTATTTTCGACCGGCATCGACAACATACTTTTTGAATGTTGCCTCGTTTACACCTTCGAGTTTTGCCACAACAAGTTTACCGCTGCGCAGCTCTGCTTCTGGATCTACCAGAATTACCATTCCTTCTGGAATGCTTAACCCTGAAGGTGATGTCATTGAATCACCCTGGACATCAAGCCAGAACGAATCCTCTGAGCACTCTACGGTGGTGTCATACCAGTTATCTATGGCTTTCCTATGATATGGTTCTACAGCTTCCATCCATTGCCCCGCGCTAACCCAACTTATAAGAGGATAGCTTCCTTTGGGTTTATTAATGCCGTGATATGCAACGTTAGACTGACTGCTATCACCGTTATGCAGGTAGTTAGGAGAGCAATTAAGAGCCCTTGCGAGAGCCAAAAGGTTATCACCCTTGGGTTCGGTTTCATTTCTCTCCCACTGCGATATAGCAGCGTTAGAGACGCCAACCATTTTACCAAGGGCGCTCTGCCGGATTTTCATCTCTTTGCGTCGCGCACGAATGCGTTCGCCCATCGTTTTCATATTCATAGTTAAGTCATCTTAATTCTTCTTGACTTAAGATTCCTTTAGTAGATAATTTAAGTGTTCTTTATTTCGGAGCGAGTCCATGTACAAAAAACAAGTTATCGGCCACTTCGGAACCCAGCGTGCAGTAGCGAAGGCTTTAGGCATTAGTGATGCCGCGGTTTCACAGTGGAAAGAAGTGATCCCAGAAAAAGACGCATATCGATTAGAAATCGTTACAGCTGGCGTTCTCAAATACAACGAAGCTGCTTACAGAGCCGCTGCGTAAATCTTCAAGTTTCACCCGCTCTTTTCACAATGGCCGTCCGGCCTACGTAGCTGAAAAGCTAACTTCAAAAAAACAACAAACATGGCTCTGCGTGTCTGCGCATGGCCTTTTAACTATTTCACACCAAAGGAATTATCACAGATGGACGACTTAACGAAACGCAACAAAACCAGCGCTCGCAACATTGAGAGTTGGATCTTAAACCGTATCGCCATTCTCGGAACTACCCAGGTAGCTGAGCATCTCGGCGTAAACAAATCATCGGTAACGCAGTGGAAGAAGCACTACATCCCGCGCATGGCTGCACTACTCGAATTCATCGGTTACTCGATTACTGACGACGACATTTCACGTGTGGTTGTGGGATTGGCTGACTTGCTGGAAGAGAGGATGTGCGGAAAGAAAAATCGCCCGGGTGCAACCGAGCGATCTGATCAGATAACCATGAAATTCTAGCCGAATAACTGGATCAATTCACAGGAGTAATTATGCCTAAGAAAACTCGTTTTTACCAGGCGTCAGTACACAAAAATATTGCTCGTGACCGGTTCATCAAATCCTGTAACCCGGCTGTCGGTTCAAAGCTGAGAGCCATCCTGGAAGAATTCAAACGCAAGGAGATCGGTCATGAGTAGCCTAGCAACAGTTACACCAATCAGGCCGTCTCTGGCGGCCGTGGAGCGTCAGGTGGCAGATCTCGATGATGGGTATACCCGCGTCGCTAACGAGCTGCTGGAAGCGGTTATGGCTGCCGATTTGACAGCTCGCCAGCTGAAGGTTGTTCTGGCGTTGATCCGAAAGACCTACGGATTCGGTAAGAAGTTTGACCGGATCACAAACACACAGATAGCCATGATGACCGGCATTCACCATACACACGTTTGCAAGGCTAAAAACGAGATGATTGCTATGAACATCATCGTTACTAATGGCCTGGCAATTGGGATAAACAAGGTGATCTCTGAGTGGAATTTTGAGATTAGCCAACATAGCGAAACATTAGCTAAAACAGCTAACGAAACATTAGCCAAATTAGCTAATGGGTATAAGCCAACTCAGCTAAACACAAAAGAAACTATTCAAAAGAAAGAAAAGAAAGAAAACACACAGTCATCTTGCGATGACCGCGGACCGGTTAAACCTGAAAAGCGAAAACCAGTTAATTTCGATTACGACGAATACCTGTCCGCCTACAACGAGATTGCCGGGGAGAGATTGCCTCACGCAGTGGAAGCCAACGAAGAGCGGAAGCGAAAAATTCGCAAACTGGTTAACTCTCTTGCTACCAAAAACATCGACGGATTCCGCGCCTATGTGAAAGCGTTCATGGCAGCTGCCAGACCATTCCATTTCGGTGATAACGATCGTGACTGGGTAGCAAATTTTGATTACCTGCTGCGCCCAAAAGTTCTGGTGGCAATTCGTGAGGGAACGCTATGAGACAGGATATCGAAGCCAGCGTGATTGGCGGTTTACTTCTCGGCGGACTGACCCCGGCGGCAAGTGACGTTCTAGCCCGGATGGAAGCTGACGCATTCACCATCCCGCTCTACCGGAAAGCCTTTGAGGTGATCCGCAAACAAGCCAGAAATCGCAACCTGATTGACGCTCTGATGGTCGCTGAGGAGTGCGGCGATGAACATGCTACCGATGTGATGATGACCGCCAGAGCATGCCCAAGCGCTGCAAACCTCTCTGGTTACGCCGATATGCTTGCTGACCAGTATCAGCGACGATTGTTCCTGCATGCCATAGACGAGCTACGCGGCGACGTGAGCAACGGAACTCTGGACGGTGCAGCATCAGCAATGGACGAGCTAATGCGTCGCCTGAGCACCATCAGGAAGCCAAAAACAGAAGTGCGCCCGGTAAGACTCGGCGAAGTGCTGAATGATTACGCCGATACGCTGGAGAACCGGCTTAAAAACGGCGACGAGTCAGACACCATGAAGACCGGTATCGACGAACTGGACGCCATTACCGGCGGCATGAACGCGGAAGACCTGGTGATCATCGCGGCGCGTCCTGGTATGGGCAAGACAGAGCTGGCGCTGAAGATTGCCGAAGGTGTGGCCAGTCGACCAATGCCCGGCACTGACAGCTTGCGCGGCGTGCTTATTTTCAGCATGGAGATGAGCAACCTCCAGATCGCCGAGCGCAGCATTGCCGGTCGAGAAAACATGTCCGTCAGCGTTCTGCGTAATCCGGCCAACATGGACGACGAGGGTTGGGCGCGGGTGTTCAGCGCTATTTGCCACTTGAAAGACCTGGATGTGTGGATGGTTGATGCGTCGAAGTTGACCGTCGAAGAGATCCGTAGCATCGCCGAACGCCACAAGCAGGAGCACCCGTCACTGTCGCTTATCCTAGTTGACTACCTCGGCCTGATATCCAAGCCGAAAGCAGACCGTAACGACCTGGCGATCGCGCATATCTCCGGCAGCCTGAAAGCCATGGCGAAGGATTTGAAGAGCCCGGTCATCTCATTGAGCCAGCTGTCACGTGACGTTGAGAAGCGCCCAAACAAGCGTCCAACCAACGCTGACCTGCGCGACTCCGGCAGCATTGAGCAGGACGCAGACAGCATCATCATGCTCTACCGCGAGGCTGTGTACGACGAGCATTCCCCGGCAGCGCCATTTGCTGAGGTCATCGTGACAAAAAACCGGTTCGGCACGCTCGGTACCGTTTACCAGCGATTCGTTAACGGTCACTTCATGCCATGCGATCAGGATGAAGTTCGCAGGATATCAACCACAAAACACACCGGCAGCCGGTATTCCAAAGGGGCGGACGTATGAATAACAAAGGACAGACCGATGCGATTATTCAGTTTATCGCCGATCACCCAGGATGCTACATGTCAGACATCATCAGAGAAATGAATATTGCCAAAGGGTCGGTTACTTCCGTGCTGTTTAAGCAGTCAGGAGCCGGAGTTTTGCGCCGTGAAGGGTTTGAAAAACGATACCGCTACTACGTTGTGAATCCTGCAGATCGGATTGCGAAACAAAAATCACAACCAGCGCGATGCGACAACAGCGCAATCAACCCACTAAGCAACCTATTTAATCAGCGTCTGGCAGAAGTCAGGGGCGGGAGGAAAACCCCATGACTGAACCTTACATAGCAGAGCTATCTGCAAGCGTGGCCGTGATAGTCGGCCTTTTTTATGCGATACGCAAAAACATCGATTAACAGGCTCGCAATGCGGGCCTTTTTTATGAGGGTAGGATTATGACCGTATACGAAATGGAAGGTTTTCTCCGTGGCAAATGTCTGCCCGGTGACATGAAAGTCAACGAGAGTAATGCGCAGTATCTGGTGCGTAAACTCTCTGAACTGCAATCCCAAAACGCAGACATGGCAGTACAGCTCGCTAACGCCGAGAGCAAGTGCAGGGAGCTGGCGGCGGAGAATGCGGGGCTGAAGGCTGCGTTTGATAAGCCTCAAGCCTATCTATCCTGGCACACTATCCCGCCAACATGGGAAGACCCTCTCCCGTGCGGTGAGTATCTTGATGTTCACGATGATGCTGGCCACAAGAATTCCGACGGTACTGATTGCTGGCCGGTATATGCCAAGCCAGAAATCAAAACCCAAGCCACCGACGCCTACCTGGCTGAAGTGCGGGCCAGTTCCATTCCAGATGAAGCGACGGAGCGTGATTTATTCGAAGAATGGGTAATGGAGAAGATATTCATCTCTAAGACCACGCTAGAAGGTTTGCGCACTGATGACGGCTACCGCAACTCAACTCTTTCCGGTACTGATTACAACGGAATGTGGTCGCAGTGGAAAGCAATTCGCACCTCACAACTTCGCAAAGGAGTGCAGTCATGAACAACATCGACAAACGCGCATTACGTGAAGCGGCTGAACGTGCAGGACAAAATGACTGGGAGTACGTCTACACCAGCGACCTCAGCGCCCCAGGGCGGGGATATATCACAGTAGGCGGAGCAGAGGCTATCTACTGTCTGAGTAAAGCCGCAGGGGGAGTGAAACAGTCTGAAAACGCATTGAGATATATCGCTGCAGCTAGCCCGAAAACAATGCTGGCGCTTCTGGATGAGCTGGAAGCCGCAGAAGAACGATATGAGGATATGCTCCGACAAGCCCGCTCATTCCGTGATGCTCACGATTCTGCGTCAGAATTAATTCGAAAACTTGAGCGTAATAAACTGATTGTGAAGCTGCCAACAACTAAATTGTGGGCTGGCAAGGTGGCGTGTTACGAAGCATCAGAGATTATCGCGGTGATTGCCGCCGCTGGCATTGGCGTGAAGGGGGAGTGAGCATGCGTGACTGGCGATTGGTTTTGCGTGATATGGAGCGAGAATCGGAGAACAAGCAATTACAGGTAAAAAATGTTCCTGGTGAATTACGCAATCAAAAATGCCCGTGCGGCAGCTGGCGAAAGGCCAAAAACTGTCAATGCGATACTTTTAAGGGGAGGACTAGCCCATGACATTCACCAAAGAACGCTTGGAAGAAATCGCAGAACTTGCAAGAAAGGCGACGTACAAGCCGTGTGCAATGCACATGACGAATTTATTGGTAGTATGCGATAGCGAAGTTATCGAGGAAATGGCCCGCCAACTACTCGCCAGCATGGAGCAGGATCCGGTGGCTTGGGTGACTATGCAAAAAGAGTTTTGTGACGATGAAAGGACAGTAATCACCAACAGCATTGAAGCGGAGAAATATAGCGCGCAATGCTACGACCTTACGCCACTCTACACCGCCCCGCCAGCGCCGGTATCTGTTCATGATGAGTCTGCGATATTCGAAGCAGCAATTGATATTTGTAGAAAGTCTGACGCTATTAACGAGCATGCATGGAATCATGGTGTCTTGGCGGTTATGTCTGCCTTCCGAACCTGCCGCGCCGCCATGCTTCAGGGGGCCGATGGCAAGCCTGAGTTAACCGTCTCGTATGGTCCAATGCCGGAATCGAACGGGAAAACAAACTGGACCGCTATGCTGCATCGCAAAGGTCACCACCCGTGGGAAGGCATCACAATCGACCGTTCCAAGTATCCTGGCCGAGTACGCTATGAAGCTGACCGCATGCGTCACCTTATCGGTGAGCTGGCGGATAAGCCGGATATCCTAGCTTACGATTCAGATGCTCACAGCGGATACGTTGAACCTGTAACGACGGCTTACAAGTTGCGCGATGCGGTGGAAATCATCCGCAACTCAGGAATAGAAATCGACGCTGAGAAAATCTTTGCAGAGCGTGACGTTCTCAACACTCCAGATTGTTGGTGCAGAACATGCCGGCCAGTTACCGTAACAGACATGCGATTCGTCGTCTGCCCTGATTGCGGCAACAAGCGCTGCCCGCACGCCAATGACCACCGGAATGCATGCACAGGAAGTAATGAGCCAGGGCAGGAAGGTAGCGCGTACCCAGCGGCACCGCAGCCAGCGGTGTTATCTGTGCCCGCTGCGATGGAAATGGATGATGACTTTGACAGCGCGTTTGAACACGGAAAAGCTGTCGGCTGGAACGCCTATCGCGCAGCCATGCTTCAGGCAGAACCTGCAAGTAATAGTGATGAGTTACCGCCGGACTATCTGCAAGGACACAAAGACGGACTGGAGTGGGCTGCACAACTGGCAGAGGCTAATCATCCGCAAACAGGTGACTGGTTGTACGACGACCCAATCGAGCTTGCCAGGGCGATTCGCAAAGGTCCGGATATGCCTACCGTTCAGGATGGCAAGTCTCCAGTAGCTCCGGGTGCATGGATTCCGGTAAGCGAGCGGATGCCGCCAGAAGGTGTGCCATTGCTTATCTGTTCTGGTAATGGCGTCGTGCAGCGAACTGTGTACGTTTTTGATGGTGAGAATTGGATTGATTGTTATGAGCAATATGACCCGGTGAAAGCTGAGCCAGATCACTTATGGCAGCCTCTACCAGCAGCACCACAGCAGGAGGTGAAGTGATGGAAATCGAATTTAAGCCCTGTCCTTTTTGTGGATTTAAACAGGATGATGGAGAGGAAGCCTTTGCGCGTACCGATGGAATGCATGGTGAGTGGGCAGTTTATTGCGAAAGATGCCACGCCACTGGGCCAATGAGACAGACAAGAGATTCAGCCATCATGGCATGGAATGAGAGATTTGACGGGTAGTGCTGGCTGATAATTCTCAACGTCAAGCAACATTACCCACCCTCAAAATTAGTGTTATAATTACGTCGCAGTCGGAGTTGAACGCCCGGCTGTGACCTCTGCATCTGATTGGGAAATTAGATGCTAAACACAAAGAGTACCTCATACCACCTGTCACAGATGCAGCAATGCACCTGCGATTTTCTGCATTCTGCGTTACCTCTCGGAGGTGGCGTATGAATATCCCAGAGCAGGGTATCAAGCTGCATGTTGGCAACTTCTCCGCCATTGGTCAGCACCTGCAACCATATCTCAATGACGGACAATGCTATCGCCTCCAGTTAAAACCATGGAGAGAGAAGCGCAGCCTGTCACAGAACTCACTTCTTCATATGTGGCTGGGAGAAATCAGCGAATACCTGATTAAATCCGGTCGCACTGACGCAACCCCTGAGTGGGTCAAGCGCAACCTCAAAAAGACATACCTCGGCTGCGAGGAGGTCACCTACACCGATTTCGTCACCGGCGCCAAAGAAACCACCTGGGAACCTCGCCACACGTCTCAACTCGATACCGGAGAGATGCATATCTTCCTGTGCAAAGTCGAATCGTGGTGCGCCCAGTTTGGTCTGGCGCTGACTATCCCGAACGACTGCGAGTATGAGCAGCTGCGCGATAAGCAGGAGGCGTAATGGCTAGCCCTCTCGCTCGCATCATCACCAACGAAATCTACCGGGTCCGGACTCGCCGCAAGCGCAAGCCGGAACTCAAGCCATCTGAAATCCCAACCCTCAAGGGCTACACCGCCCGTCTCGTCGATCAGAAATGGCTGCGCCTGGCAGCGAGGAGAAATCATGCGTAAGCCAGCCCGCCGTAAGTGCAAGGTGTGCGGAGAGAAGTTCACCCCGCAATACGACAACATCCGATGGTGCTGCCCGGCTCACGGCGCTATCTACGCGCTGGAGTTGCGTGCCAAGGAGAAGATTAAGGCTGAGGCTAAGCGCATCAGGGAGAAGCATCAGGCCGAGAAAGAGAGTAGGGATCGCCAGGCCAAAAAACGCCTTGAGGTTAAGCCGCTAAGTTACTTCGCAAAGCAGGCACAGCAGGCTTTCAACGAGTTTATCCGGTACCGGGATCGGCATCAGCCATGCATCAGCTGCGTTCGCTACCATGACGGGCAATACCACGCAGGACACTTCCGCACGACCGGCGCTAACCCGGAGTTGCGCTTTAACGAAGACAACTGCCATCGCCAGTGTGCCCCCTGTAATAACCACCTTTCAGGCAACCTGATCGCCTATCAGCCAGCACTTATCGCCAAGATAGGCCAATCCCGATTTGATGCCCTGATGGGGCCGCACGAATTACCGAAATGGAAACGCGACGACTACATCCGGATCCGAGATGAGTACCGCGCAAAACTCAAAGAACTGAAACAGCGGGAGGCAGCGTGAAAATCACTTACAGCGACGAAGGAACCCATGCCCGTATCTGGTTGACCGGTCCTTTCTGGCAGTTTGGAAGAGCGAGGCGTGTTGCTGACGCTGGACTCATGGCTTCCCCAGTTAATTCGTGGGAATCGAAAGGATTGACCTTCCAGATAACTCTTTACGGGAAAAGCTCTCACATTCTGCGTGCATATAAAGCGATAGCTAAGGCGGCCGCATGAATACTCAATTTCTCGAATACGTCCGCCAGCAGCTGATTATGGCCACCGCCGATTTGAGTGGGGCGACTAAAGGGCAGCTGATGGCCTGGCTGGAGAATGCCCAGTTTGATACGGGAACGTTTAAACGTAAGAAGCCTCGAGTCCTGGATGAAGTGACCGGGAAAATGATTACGCTGGATAACCCACCGATTCCCGGCAAACAGTCGCATGCCAAGGGTTCGCATATTCCCCTGGTGCAGCCGGTTGAGTATTCAACAGCATCATGGCGTCGCGCTGTGCTGTCACTCGATGAGCATCAGAAAGCCTGGTTACTCTGGAACTATAGCGAGAATGTGCGATGGGAAAATCAGGTTTCGATCACCCAATGGGCATGGGCAGAGTTTAAATCTTCTCTTGGCACAAAGAAGGTAGCGGGGAAGACGCTTGATAGATTGAAGGCGCTTATATGGTTAGCGGCGCAGGACGTGAAAGCAGAACTTGCAGGGCGCGAAACTTACGAATATCAGCAACTGGCAGAACTGATTGGCGTCACGCCAAAGAACTGGTCTGAGACATTTACCGATCGATGGCTGGAGATGAAACGTACATTCATGCGTCTTGATAGCAGCGCTTTATTGCAAGTAACGCGATCACGTTCACAACAAAAGGCGACAAATTTAGATGCAAGTCTTGCAAAACTGGATTGAAAAGCATATATTTCATATAAATCTGATATCGTCGCCATAGTTTTGGTTGTCGACCGAATTACACAAAAGAGCCCCGGTTAATCGCTGGGGCTTTTTCGTATCTGCACAACAGATAATTGCATTGGGGTGACCGGTTAATCCCGCTACGCTAACCGAAACAGGCGCAGTGCAATTATCGTTGTGGTGAATGCGCAGGCTGATGCGCAATGATTGCACTCCCGTTGCCATGTTCTGCCACTGACGGGCGTAGGCAGAAAAGCCGGATTTCAGCACCGGTCACCACACACCAAATACCTACCAGGACCATAAGAGCGAAAGCTCAACGCACTACCATCATCTTGCCAGCCTAACCGCTGGCTTTTTTATTCGCGCCCATCCATACAGCTAAACACTTACCCCTTAAACGCAATGGGTGAGGCGCTTCTCTACAACGCACAGCTCCCGCTTCTATTGCGAGGAGAGAGACTATGAAGATGCCCTACAAACAAGACTTCATCGCCGCTTTGCTAGCTGCCAAAGAGCAGGGCATTGGTGCAATTCTGGCGTTTGTTATGGCGTACCTAAGGGGGCGCTACAACGGCGGCCCGGTTGTCAAAACGTTAATTGACGCGACGATGTGCGCAATGATCGCCTGGTTCGCCAGAGACCTGCTCGACCTCATTGGTATGTCAGTGAACCTTGCTTACATAGCCAGCGTATTTATTGGGTATGTCGGAACTGACTTTATCGGTGGAATCATTAAGCGTGTGGCAAGCAGGCGCGCAGGAGTTAGTGATGCAAATCAGCCCTAAGGGTATTGCCTTGATCAAAGAATTCGAAGGTTGTCGCCTGACGGCTTACCAGGACAGCGTCGGAGTCTGGACAATTGGATATGGTTGGACGAACCCCGTTGACGGCAAGCCAGTAAAAGCGGGGATGCAGATTAAGCAAGAGACAGCCGAACGACTGCTGAAGACGGGCCTCGTCAGTTATGAGGCAGATGTATCAAGAATGCTCAAGGTTGGCGTAACTCAATGCCAGTTCGATGCGTTGGTTTCTTTCTGCTACAACCTCGGCGCTAAGGCGCTCAGTACATCAACTCTGATGCGGAAACTTAATGCGGGAGATAAATTCGGCGCTGCCGATGAATTCCTTCGCTGGAATAAAGCGGGCGGCAAAGTGCTGGCCGGGCTAACTCGTAGGCGAGAGGCGGAGCGGGCTCTGTTCCTGTCATGCTGACGGCGCTTCTCAAGCGGTACTGGTTACAGCTGACAGTGTTGGCAGTTATCGCGGCGATGGCGTTAGCTATTAATCACTACCGCGACAACGCCACCGAATACAAGAAGCAGCGCGATGAGAAAACTCAGGCGCTGAATCTGGCTAACGCCACTATCACCGATATGACAACCCGGCAGCGAGATGTTGCTGCTCTGGATGCCAAATACACTCAGGAACTGGCAGATGCTAAAGCTGAAAATGCTGCTCTGCAGCGCAAGCTTGATAATGGTGGTCGGGTGCTCGTCAAAGGCAAGTGTCCAGTGTCAGCCTCAACCAAAACCGCCAGCCCCTCCAGCCTGGGCAATGATGAAACCATCGAACTCTCTGATGTTGCTGGACGAAACGTTCTCGGTATCCGATCCGGAATCCTCAGCGACCAAACAGCATTGAGTGCGCTGCAGGAATACATCACTACCCAATGTCTGAAGTGATGCTTCACCCAAATAACAGAGCCTGACTTCGGTCGGGCTTTTTTATGCCAGCAGTAAACGCGCATCGCAGCGCACAACTATCCCGAGTCTTTCAGAAAGCTGAGCCTGAGAACTGCCGTATATGGTGGCGACCATCTCGGGGCGGCTTTTCTGTGCGAACAGGCTCATCTTTCTAAAAGGTAATCGCTATGCAATATCCAACGGTAGTAGTTAACGGAGTATCGGTTCGTCTCGATGAACAGGGCCGTTACAACCTAAATGATCTCCACTCTGCAGCAGTGGCAAATGGTGAGGCAACTGAAAACCAAAGGCCAAGTCAGTTTATGCGCAGCCGGCAGGTGCGTAATTTTGTAGATACCTTGACCAGAGTGCAAAAATGCACGGCGGTAAAAACTATCAATGGCGGGTTGAATCACGGGGTGTGGGCTCTGGAGTTGGTGGCAATCCGATACGCAGCTTGGTTAAGTGCAGAATTCGAAATTCGGGTATACCAAACATTCCAGGCGTTGATGCGTAAGGGAATTGACGCAATGTCTCGGCTGAACAAGTTGGATCATGTGATCAATACCGAAACGAAAGAGGTCAGTCATTGCGCCAGCAAAATGGCACGGTGGGGAGTGGGTGGTCGTAAGCAGCTTCTTCATGTGGCGCGTGAGCGGATGATGAATGAAGTTCAGATGTATTTACCAGGCATTGAGTAAGCAGCCACAGAGAGCCACTTTCACAACGGCTCTTCATTACAAAGCGTCTCTACTGGGGCGCTTGATAATGAATATCCCCTTGCGGGGATAAAACAAAAATATCCCCGATCGCGGATAAAGAGGTTATCAATGTCCGAAACCTACCAAATCACGATTACCACCACATCCAAAGAAACCTTCACCGGCCTGATGAAACGCAGCCAGCCTGAAATCATCAACGGCTTCGTAGCGCTGGCGACGGATACTGGTGAATGGCGCTATTTCAGGCCGGATAGTGTGGAGCAGTTCCACTTTGTGCCAGTAGTAGAAGAACAGCCAGAATAGAAAACGGAGTAACGAATGACCAAACCAGATTGGGAGGCCATCGAATCGGCTTACCGGGCTGGTTCGTTGTCAATCAGATCCATCGGTGAGAAGCATGGTGTAAACCACGCCACCATCCTGAAGAGAGCAAACAAAGAAGGGTGGCAGCGCGACCTGACAGAGAAAGTCAGGACAGCAACGAAGGCTAAGGTAACCAAGTCAGTAACCAAAGACGGTAACCAGGCACCAGTGGTTACTGATGATGAGATTATTGACCAGGCGTCCGATGAGGCTGCTGCAGTAATAATGGCTCATCGTGAGGGCCTTGCTGCATGGCGAGGCATAACTAATAAGCTCCGCGACTTCCTAGAAGATGCGGAAATAACGGAAGACAACCACGCTTCAATGTCTCGCTCGATCACCGCCGGTGTAGATGCTCAAATCAAAGTGATTAACGCAGAGCGCAAGGCGTACAACCTCGACACTGAGGAAGGCAATAAGACGGTCGATGACCTGTCTAACCTAATGGATTCATTGTCTCAGGGGGCGTAATGAAACCTGAGCACATCAAGCTGCTGTCGGATAAAGACTGGCGGCTGAACAATCTGTACTGGATCACCGACAAAGAGGGTAAGCCTACGCGGTTCAGGATGACGCCTGAGCAGCGGGAATACTTCGAGGGGATCCACACCCGCAACATCATACTGAAAGCTCGTCAGCTCGGTTTCACGACTGAGGTGTGCATTATCCAGCTGGATGCGGCCTTGTTTGAGTCTGCTAAGTGCGCGCTGATCGCCCATACGCTGAATGACGCAAAGCGCCTGTTCCGCGAGAAGGTGAAGTACGCATACGACAAGCTGCCGGCAGAGATAAAGGCGGCCAATCCGGCGAGTAATGACTCTTCCGGAGAGCTCGTCTTCAAGAAGGGCGGATCACTCTACGTCAGCACGTCGTTTCGTGGCGGTACGCTGCGCTACCTGCACGTTTCCGAGTTCGGGAAGATATGCGCCAAGTATCCAGACAAAGCCCGTGAAATCGTCACTGGTGCGTTTGAGGCGGTATCAACTGGCTGCTTCGCTACTATCGAGAGTACAGCAGAGGGGCGGGCGGGTTATTTCTTCGATTACTGTCAGACGTCAGAGAAAGCACAGCTGCAGGGTAAGCCGCTATCCGCACTGGACTGGAAGTTTTTCTTCTTCTCCTGGTGGAAGAATCCCCAGTACGCAATCGACCCGGTAGAACCGCTACCGCAGCGCCTGGTTGATTACTTCGCTGAAATGGAAGCGAAGCACGGCGTTGTCGTTAACGAACGCCAGAAAGCCTGGTACTACGCCAAAGAGAAAACGCTCGGCGACGACATGAAGCGTGAATACCCGACCATTCCGGCCGAGGCGTTCCAGCAGTCGGTCGAGGGCGCGTACTACGCTAAACAGTTCCGCTGGCTCTACACCAACAAGCGGATCGGCCAAATCCCCGACAACTCACATCTTCCAGTGCACACGTTCTGGGATATCGGCGTGGGCGACTCCACGGCTATCTGGTTCGTTCGCGAGGTTGGTGAAGAGTTCCACGTCATCGACTACTACGAGAACTCAGGCGAGGGACTGAGGCACTACATGAAGGTGCTGAAAGACCGAGGCTATGAGTACGGCGAACACTGGGGGCCGCACGACATCGAGAACCGCGAGTTCGGTGCTGATGCCAAATCGCGTAAGGAGCTTGCGCAGGAAGGCTACGAAATAGACGGCCAGGTGTACTCGATGACCTTCAACGTTGTGCCTAAAACAGGTGTAGATACCGGCATTGAGTCGGTGCGTGAAATCCTCCCGTCCTGCGTCTTCGATGAGGAGAAGTGCGCTGAGGGCATATCTCACCTTGAGGGCTACCGTAAGGAGTGGGACGACAAGCGCGGGTGCTGGAAAGATAAACCGCTTCATGACTTCACATCACACGGCGCTGACGGCTTCCGCTACTTTGCTGTAGCGAAGAACAACCACAAACAAGTCGGCGCAGTATTCTTTTAAGGAGCTCATCAGTGAGTGAACAACAAGGCGAGGTTTCATTCCTCGTTAACGCCCTTGCTGATGCTATCGGGCGGCAGCGCATGCTGTACGCAGGCCAGCCGGGAAATACCAAACGCACCAAGTTGTGGGATGAGTTCGGCTATCCAAACAACCTCGAGTTTGACCGATACTATCGTTCCTATGAGCGCAACGCGGTGGCGTTTGCCGCCGTTCATAAGCTTCTTGATTCGTGCTGGGTTGATAACCCGACGATTATTGACGGCGACGACGGCAAAGAGTCAACCGAGACAACGGACTGGGAAAAGTCAGCCACTAAGCTGCTGAAGAAGCACTGGCCGAAAATCAAGGATGCGGATCGCCGTAACCTGGTTGGCCGGTACTCGGCTTTGCTCATTCAGTTCCGCGACGGCAGGGAATGGAAAGAGCCTGTAGACAGGTCGGTTGTGGCAAGGCTGAAAGATAAGGCCATCGTTAAGCTGATCCCTGCGTGGGAATCGCAGATAAAGCCGGGAAACTTCGACACTGATACTCTCTCAGAGACCTACGGCCAGCCTGTTTCGTACAACTTCAACGAGCAGCCAGTAGGGGATGATGGTACGTATGGCCCGGTGCGCGGCGTTACCGTACACCCCGAGCGAATCATCATCCTTTGTGAAGGCTCGGAAGACGAAAACATGCTGTCTGGCGTGCCATTCCTGCGCGCGGGTTATAACAAACTGCTCGACCTTGAAAAAGTCTCTGGCGGCAGCGCCGAAGGGTTCCTGAAGAATGCCAGTCGCCAGCTCGGCATAGCATTCGACAAAGAAACAAACATGGAGTCGCTTAAAAAGTCAGCCACTGATGCTGGCTTTAAAGACCTTGGCGAAGCGCTAAACGATAAAGTCGCCAAGATGAACCGTGGCACTGATGCGGCTCTTGTAATGCAGGCCGGCACGCCTTCGGTGCTTTCCGTAGCAGCAGCCGATCCATCTCCTACATGGACGGTGGCCGCCAACGAGTTTGCATCTTCGATTCAATGCCCGTTCACCATTCTGTTCGGTCAGCAGACGGGGCGGCTTGCCTCCGATGAGGACAAGACAGACTGGGCGAAGCGTTGCAATGGCCGCCGCTGGGGATTCCAGTCGATGGTGGTAGAGAGCGTACTTGAGCGCTTCTGGACGGTTGGTGTCATTGACCCGCCTTCATCAGGAGAGGTCACGCTGGCATGGTCTGATCTGCTCGCACCGAGCGAGAAAGAGAAGATTGCCAACATGCAGGCGATGGCTGCTGTGGCGAAAGATACCCAGCAGGCGTACGGCACACCGGCAGTGGATGAAAACGAAATCCGCGCAGTCGGTGAGCTGGAGCCTCGCAAGGTCGTGCAGCCACCTAACCCTGATGTAAAGCAAACCGATAAGGATCCGCTGACAGATGATGACGACAGCGCAAACCAGAATCGGGACGCCAATCGTACCGCGCAATAAAACTGACCCCACGCAGTCATCCCGGCAGGTAAGCCGGATGTTCAACGATATCGAAGACCGGTATCTCAACATTAAGCGCCGCCTGAAGGATGTATTCAACCTGCGACTGACCGGGCGCCAGCGGGAAACCAACGGCGAGCGGTCATGGATGATGTGCAACAACGAGGGCGCTGAGCCTTCGCTGTATCAGGTGAATGCCGGAAAGTTCATCTATGACATGAACGCGGCGCAACTAGCTGACCTGTTGCAGGTGGTTCAGACAATACTTGATGACGAGCTTCTCGACGGCGGTAGCCAGAATATCTGGGCGATGGATTATGTGGTCGCAGAGTATGAGCGCGGCACGCTTGGGGCGTTCACCAACCTCTCAGTGCAGTCACCGGTATACGCCAGCCAGACGACGCTACAACAGCTGCTTTCGAGCGCCGCATATCAGAACCAGATTGCCAGCGCCTACATCAGCACTTACAGCGACTGGAAGGGCATCAGCGACACTGCGCGCGCAGACCTTGCCAATGTCATTGCTGATTCCATTGGTCGCGGCATTAACCCTCGTGAGACGGCAAGCATCGTTAGCAAGCGCCTTGATGTCAGCATGGCGAAGGCAAAGAACATCGCGCAGACAGAGCAAGTTGGCGCACTGAGGGAAGCGAACTGGAATGAGACTGACTGGTCCGCTGACAGGTTAGGTTTAAATACCGGCTTGCTACACCTTTCGGCGCTCAAGCCCACAACTCGACAAACTCATGCGTTCTGGCATGGAAAGGTCAGAACAACGCAGGAAGTCCGAGACTGGTATGCGATTGATGGCAATAAATATCACTGCTATTGCGGCCAGATACCAGTACTGCTCAACGACGACGGCAGCATATTCAATGAGGGTCTGGCGGATAAGCTGAAGAAAGAGCGTCAGCAGTGGACCACCAAGGAGGCTGCGTGACTGTTTATTGGTGCTGTTGTTGCGGTCGAACCGCGAGCTACCAGTGCGTAACTGCGCTGGACTATTTCCCCAGGTGCTGTAGAGCGCCGATGCTACGAAAAATCCAATAACGAGGATCAAGCATGAAACGCAACCGCGTTAACGTGCTGACCGTCGTCAACTCCGCTTCAAACATCACCACTGAAACCATCGACGGCAAGCCACATATCGTGGTTCGCGGCATCACGCCTGTCGTGGACGATATCGTGATGAACCGGAAGTTGTACCCGGCAGCAGAAATCGAAAAAGCCTACAACACGCTTGAGCGTAACCCGATGCCGCTGGGCCACCCGAAAGTGGATGGCAAGCACGTGTCGGCGCGCGATGTCCGGGCGGTGAACAACTACCACGTCGGCGCATGGCTGCAGAACGTCAGCCACAAAGACGGCAAGGTGACTGGTGATATGTATGTCGATCGCCAGTATGCGGAGTCCAGCGATAAGGGTAAGCGCCTGGTAAACCGCCTCGACGAGATGTCATCCGGTAATAACTCCGAGCCGATTCATATCTCAACTGGTTTGCTCTATTCCGGTATCGCTGCCAATGGGGAGTCAAAGGGCAAAAAGTACGACGAAATCGCTACCAATATGAACTTCGACCATGTGGCGGTGCTGCTTGATGAGCCGGGGGCAGGTACGCCGGGCGAGGGAGTTGGGATTTTCGTTAACGCTGAAGGTGATGAGCAAGAGATTGAGCTTGCCAACCTGGCTGATGGCGCTGACTGCACGCGTGAAGGTCCGTGGAATAAAACGAAGTTCTTCTTCACCAACGCCTCTAACTTCTCTTTCGACGATATCCAGCGCGCCATTAGCGACAAGCTTCGCGAAGGCCGGGGTAAGGATTCATACCTCTGGCCTGAGTCAGTCTGGCCGGACACCTTCATCTATCGCGATGACGCCAAATATTTCAAACAGAAGTACCTCATCGATGAAGGCGGCAAGGCCGTGTTCGTCGGCGAACCTGTAGAAGTCGTGCGCAAACCCACTGAGTACGAGATTAAAACCAACGGAGAGAACGATCCGATGAAAGAACTGATTATCAATGCGCTGAAAGCCGCTGGTAAGCCGACTGATGGCAAGTCCGACGACGAGCTGATGGACGCATACAACCAGATGGCCGCCGAGAAGGCAGCCGCGAAAACCGAAACGCCTGAAGAGAAGGCCGCGCGCCTGAAGAAAGAAGCTGACGACAAAGCGAAAGAGCAGGCCAATAACAGCCAGGAAGCTCCAGCATGGTTTAAGCCATTCGCTGATGATTTGGCTGCCGTTAAATCTGGTCTGACAGCTAACTCTGACAAAGAGAAAGGCGAAAAGCGCGCTGCTGTGAAACTGGCGTTGAACATGAGCGATGAAGAAGTCGCCGATCTGGATGGTAAGGCACTCGACCGCCTTTATGCCAATAGCCAGAAATCTACCGGCCTGAATGGTGCATTCCGCCAGGTCAATTCCTCAGAATCAGTCAGCGAAATGCCGGAGTAAATAATGGCTAAAGATGGAAAGCATATCATCCACGCGGGTGGCGTATTCCCGAACCCGCTTCTCAACCGTGAAGGCGGCGCAGCTGCATCTACTCTGCCTGGCACCGTGGGATTCTTCAGTGCCACGGATAAATTCACGGCTTCTGTGGCAGGTGCAGAAGTAGCGATTAAGTACGTGGCAAACAAAGATTACCTGCGCTGCCTGAGCGTTGATGATGCCATTCCAACCAATGAGTTGGTCGTTGGCATTCATCCGTTGCCAGGTATGTTCCTGAACGTTCGGGCCGCTGCCGGTACCTACACCAAAGGCCAGCCTGTTGCCGTCGCAAATGGTCGCGTCACCGCCGTTGTCGCTGATGCCGTTGTATTCGCCTACATCGAAGAAGATAAAGCTGTCACTGCGGTGGCGGGCGATCTGATTCGTGTTGTGTTCAAGTAAGGAGCACTGAATGTTTGTATTCTCCAAGTCTATCGGCGAAAAGACCGGTAACGCAGAAGTTAACCAGTGGCAGTTCAACAACCTGCAAAATGAGCGTAATGCCAGTGCGCAGGCTGTTGCTGACTTTCTGGCTCGCACGCGATTTGGCGAGAATGGTCATCTGGACGCGGTAAACGCTGTAGATGATATTCGCCGCCTGTACCGCGCATTTGATACCACCGTGCTGCAGCAGTTCGAACCGAATACAGAGTTCACGCTGCTGAATGACCTGATGCCGCTGTCTCGTTCAGTGCGCATTGAACAGTCACGCTACGACTACGCACGCACCGGTGGTCGCGGATGGGCGCATACCTCCATGTCTGGTCAGGTTGGTGCGGCGCTCGATGCTCGCAGCTATTCCTTCGATGGCACGATGGTGCCGATCCACGACTCAGGATTTAAGTTTGAGTGGCGTGACCCGATTTTCAACAGCCCTCAGGCCTTGCAGTCACAGTCTGATGCGCAGCGTGGTTCTGTTGAAGACGTCCAGCGTCGTTACGTCGATTACATCTTCAACGGTTTCCGTGATAAAGCGGGTAACTTCGCCGTATTCGATGGGTTGACCTGGAAAGGCATCAAAGACGATGAGCGTGTGGCGCAAATCGACCTCGGTGCTTCCGGACTGAACATCGACTTCACTTCGGCATCTGCAACTTCTCAGCAGATTCGTGCTGGCGCAATCGCGTTGCGTGATCAGATGCGCCGAGTGAACAGCCAGTATGCAGAGCAGACCTGGTACGTGTCCGGTGAAATCATTTCTAACCAGGAGCGCTACTTCTCTGACAACTTCCAGTCGGGCACCATCATGGATGAAATCCTGAAACTGACCGGCGTGGCAGCGATTAAAGAAGACAGCCAGTTGACTGGTAACGAAATCGTCATTGTTCCACTAGGCGCAGGCGTTATCGCTCCGATCGTCGGCCAGGCTATCGGTACCGTTGCATCTCCGCGCCCTGAGTACAATAGCGACTACATCTGGCGCACCTGGGGCGCAATGGGGTTGATGGTTAAGCAGGACATCAACAACAAATACTCCGTAATTCACGCATCGAGCTGAGGATAAATCATGGCACTGGTAGAAATCGTGGCAAATAACCTGCACGCCGGTGCCAATCTCCGCAAACTGGAGGTTGGTTCGGTGGTAGATGTGGACGACGCAACAGCTGAGCGCTGGATCAGCACTGGCAAGGCGAAGGAAACCGACAAGAAGAAAGGCGAGAAGCTTTCCTTTGAAGTAGCAACACCTTCCGCTCCGTCAGCAGAATTGTCTGGCCTGCAAAAGCAACTCGCCGACGCGCTGGAGCAGAACCAAAAGCTGATCGCCGATGGTGAGGCAAAAGACAAGGCTCACGCCGACGCGCTGGCAGCAGAAACAAAACGCGCCGACGAAGCCGAAGCTGCACTGGCAGAAGCAACCAAGAAGGTGAAATAACCATGGCGCTTCGTGAGTTCGATAATCCGTCTAAATCCCGCGACGAGCTGGATGAGCAAATCAAAGGTAAATAACCATGGCTGACCCAATCACGGCGGCTGACGTGCAGGCGTTCCTCGGTGAATTGGGTTACTCCATCCCGGGGGCGCTGCTGGACCCGATCCTCTGTGTGGTGAACAAAATCATCCCGTGCCTCGATGGCGCAGGGTACGACGACTGCACCTCGAAGCTGATCCTGATGTACGCCGCCGCGCTGATGGCTACGTCTTCAGGCGCTCGTCGCATCAAATCGCAGGGTGCGCCGTCTGGCGCTTCCCGCTCGTTTGAGTATGGAGAAGACAGTATCACCTGGCTACGCAAATCCCTGTCTCAACTTGATACGAGTGGATGCACTGGAGAGTTGCCAATTAGCGCAGGCAATACTGTTGGCTTCTTTGAAGTTGTGGGTGGCTGCTGATGACGTACAAATCAGTTAAGCACGGGCTGCCGCATTCGTTCACCCGCGTCTGGGTGCTTACCGATACCGGGCGGGAGACTACCGGTTACGTCAAATCGGACGGCGAGTGGTTCATCAACTGCCCGCGCATCCGGGAGACTGGCGCGAAGGTGCTGCGCTGGAAGGAGGGCTGATGTCGGCAACGGCTAACTGGTCTTACACGGCCACGGCGACCATCTGGCGCAAGCTGGAAGGCAATGATGAATACGGCGATCCGCTGGGCTATGCAGAACCTGAGCAAATCCTCTGTGACTACGAAGGCGGTTTAAGTAAGAAAATTGCTGGCGTATCCGCAGCGATGGGGAATCTCGGATCAGAGGTCGTAGTTAAAAACACGTTCTGGACAGAATATGCCATAGCAAACGAAGGTGACTATCTATTCATCGGTGTTTCTGATCTTACTGACCCCCTGGAGGCCGAGGCTGATGAGATAATCAGCATTATCCGCTATGCCGACACATTTGAACGTCTGGCTGATGATTACGCGCTGATTACGGGGGCATAATGGCAGGTAAAGTAAAAGGCATTAGCCGAGCGAAAATCAATCTGAACAGAATTATCGATGACATTTCAGGTCGGAAGGTAGTAAGAGCGATTCAGTCCGCGCTCATTATCGGTAGTTCTCAGGCTGCTTTGTATACCCCAATCGATACCTCAACTCTGCTAAATAGTCAGTTCAGAGAGTTAAATATCAATGGTGTGCTGGTTACGGGGCGTATCGGATACTCTGCAAACTATGCCTTATCAGTTCACGATCCAAACGTAAAACAAAAATTCCGACGTTCGACCGCTGAGAAGGAGTTTTTGCGTAAAGGTTTTGATGATATGCGTTCGCAAATCGACGAAGTGGTACGCAGGGAGTTGTCGGTATGACACCATCAATGTATGAACGGGTGAGAAACCTCTTTGTCTCAGCGGGGCTGACTGACGGTCGTGTTGTGCAGTTGAACTTCTTCGAAGATACCAAGAAGGCAACTGACGCATTCATGGTCTTTAGACCCAACAATGGTGTTAGCCTGCCAAACTCAGAAAGTGGCGAGCATTATGTTTTGGTAGATGTAATCGGGCAGAAAGATAAACGAGGGGCTACTGCAACGGCGGCCCAAGCAATTCTCAACTATATCGAAGCTAATCCGTTAGTAGATAAATGCGTAGGTCAAATTCAGTCAGTAGGATTTCTGCCGCCGCCAATGTTGACAGAGGAGGGAAGGCCAGTTTATAGGCTGCAATTTTCTTGCCTCTACGGTGAGTAAAAGAACCAACATTCACAAGGTCGCCACGGCGGCCTTTTTTTATTTCCACGAAAGAGGTAAGTAATTATGCAAGGTTGCCCAACCAGTTTTGACCGCCTTATTGGGCGAGCGAAAACTCTTGAGCTGGCTTACGGTTGTCCTGACGTCGTACCTGCTGAGGGCGAATGGAAGCTGGTAGGCCTTCCGACTTCTGCGACATGGGATTTCAACCCTGAAACGTTGACATCGGACGCTGATGACGGTGGGTTTACAGCGACTATGATTGCCAGTTTGGATCCAACTTACTCAATCGAAGGTGAAGTGCGCGTTAAAGATCGCACTGATGAATTCGGTATCCAAGAGTTCGTTAAATATATCGTCGATGAAGTAATGGCTCGTCGTCAGCCAGCCGTATGGATGCGATTCCACTGGGGTGATTACTACCACATTGGCTACATGGTCCCATCAGGAACCAGCGACGGTGGGGGCGTTAAGGAGATCGTTACTTACAGCTTAGAATTCAAGCTTAATGTAGGGACAACTTTCCAGCTTACTCAGGCTGATACTGATATTCCTGTGACTGGTGTGTCGCTCACGCCTACAACGAGCTCTGTCGCAGCAGGTGCCAGCACTACCTTCACAGTTACTGTCGCGCCAGCTGACGCAGATAATAAGTTGTTCACCGTTACATCTTCTGTTCCATCCAGAGCTACAGCAGCTTTCGCGGGAAACACTGTAACTGTGTCGGCTCCCTCTGGAGCCACGGCAGGTACGGCAATCATTACTGTTAAATCAGTCGATGGTGAATTCACTGCGACTCATACCGTCACTGTGACTGTTTAATCAAACCAAAGGGCAGGGCATCTGCCCTTGATTTTGCTTAAAGGAGGCCAGGATGACGGCAATAAAGGAGATCGGAGAGTTTTCGATATGGACTGAAAATCAGGAGTTTCTTTTCAGACCCTCCTTTCGTGCAATGATGAAAATTGGCGAGCCTGAGGAAATTGTTAAGACATTTTATGATCTTCACAGTGACGAGATCACGCCGCTTATCCGTCGTGCAGTGCAAGCCTACGGCGAGGTTCCTGCGTGGTTACTGAGGCATATTTCAAGCCATAGTTTTTCTAAACCGGTGCTGATGGCGGCTATGTCAGTTCTGACGGCCTGCTGTGATAGTGACATAACTTTGTTCATTGGTGAGGTAGTACCGGGTAAAAGTGGAAGGTGGACTTTCGTCTATCGGCAAGGTGCTCTTCCAGTATTCGATATTGTGATACTCGCTCAATTACTCATAACTCATGGGATCATCGGGAAAGCCAAAGTAAGGCAGCTCCAGAAAAATGAGTCACGCGAGGTGGTCAAAGGTTTTCATGCATACGAATACATTAGAGCCGCACAAAATCATTTCGGGATGGATAAGTCTCAAGCACAGGAGCTTTCCATGACAGAGTTTCAGTTAATGCTTTCAGATAAGTACCCAGATCAAAAGGGTTATACCCGGGAAGAATACGATTCAGAAGCAGACAAATATTTTGAGCGTCGAAAGCGCAGGCTGGCAAAGGCTGCATAAATGATCAACCCGCTCCGGCGGGTTTTTTACTGCCTGGAGAATAGCGGATGTCCACAAACGTTGGCGAGATTTATTACGAAGTAGGCGCTGATGTAGCTGGCCTGTTGCAAGGACAGCGCCAGGCCGATCGCGCGCTGGACAGCATGGAGCAAAGTTTTGACAGAACTAACCGGGCCTCTCAAAGCCTTGATACCGGGCTGTCTAAACTTGCCTCTACCATAAAGGGCGTCATCGCTGCCGCGGCACTTCGCCAGATGGCGGACATGGTGCAGAAGTATCAGGAGATGGCTGAGCGCGTGCAAATGGCTACCTCCAGTCAGGCTGAATTTGAGATGGTGCAAAAGCGCCTTCTTGATACTGCCAACGGAACATATCGTTCGCTGCAGGAAGCGCAGGAACTTTACATCCGCACCGCAGACAGTTTACGCAGCATGTCCTACTCCACCAGTGAAGCCGTTGATGTACAGGACTCAATGTCCTATGCGTTTGTTAAAAACGCTACCTCGGCAGACCGAGCGGGCGCAGCTATTGATGCTTTCTCAAAATCCGTCAACACAGGCAAGGTCGCAGCCGATCAGTGGGAAACGCTAACCACAGCTATTCCATCAGTGATCAATGATATTGCTGCAGCAAGCGGACAGTCGGCGGCAGCCATTCGAGCCTTGGGAGCTGCCGGTCAATTGACAGCCCGCCAGTTGACCGAAGGGTTGCGTCAGGCACTAGATGAAAATACCGCCGCCGCAGCTGGCATGTCCAACAACCTTGTCGATGCCAGTGTTCGCATCAAGACCGCCATCACGTCGATCCTTGTCGCGTTCGAGAATCAAACTGGCGCGCTGCAGGAGTTTACCAACGGGCTTATTAAGTCAGCGGACTGGATGCTCTCGTTCGGCGAAAACGCGGAGCAAATGAAAGGGGTTATTGACGCAACAACGTCAGCGGCGCTGATATTTGCTGGGGTGATGGGTTCTCGCTATGTCGGCGCTCTTGCTATGGCCACAACAGCAAAAATACAGAGTATCGCAGCCAGTCGTCAGCAAGCTGCGGCAGAGGTTCAGGCTGCGCAGTCGGTTCAGTTCGCAGCAAATGCATTACAGAGAAAGTCGCTTGCTGACAAAGAGGCTGCTATCTCCGCGATGAACCTCGCGCAGGCCGAGTATAACGTTGCCCGCGGTAGCGCCGCTGAAACCATAGCATTGAATAATCTTATTGCGGCTAAAAGCGCAGCAAGAACGGCGTCGCTTAGCCTCGCTCAGGCCGAGATCGCGCAAGCGGCTGCGCAAAATACTGCTGCCGCTGCTGCGCGGAATGCATCAGTGGCCATGGGAATGGCACGCGGCGCACTTGCTCTGATTGGCGGACCAGCCGGTGCAGCAATGCTCGCTGGTGCTGCGATATTCTATTTCTACCGAAAGCTCAGCAAGCCAGGCAGGAGAGCATTGAGTTTGCGGACTCTCTCGATGGCGTTCTGGCTAAGATGAAGGATATGAACTCTGCGCAGCTGGCGGCTAATATTGCTAAAGCTGAACAGTCGATTATTGATCAGCGCGAGGCCATTGCAGATTTAACGCAGGAATATGATGAGCTTTCCCAGCGTAAAACGTTCATCGAGCAGGCAGCTCAGATCCGTGGCGCGGCGGCAGTGGCGGAGGATTATGCAGAAATCAACCGAGACCTGGCAATACAAGCGGGGAAGGTTGATTCGGCAGAAAACAAACTGAGCCAGACCGTTAGTAGTGTCGGAATTCTGCGCGCACAGCTCAACGGTGCGCTTTTGCAGGGCATCGACTTACTTCGTCGTGATGGAGAAGCAGCAGGCGTCACTGCCGGGATAATGAATAACCTCGGCAACATGTTTAAGTATGCCTCTGATGAGAAGAATAATTTCAACTCATCCAGTATCAAGATTGAGCGGCCAAAAGGCGTGCAAGATTATCTCGATAACCTCTCTACTCAGGTTGAGCTGCAAGGGGAATTAAACGAGCGTAAGCGCGCGCAACTAAAAGCCGAGCAAGAGATTAGAAAGCTCGGGGGTAATGAAAACGACGTTCGCTTGGCTCGAGAGCGCGCCGCGGCGGAATATGATTCAGTTGAAGCACAAAAGCAGCAAAAGAAAGCGGCTGATCAGGCCGCGTCATCTAGTAAACAAGCTGCCACACAAGCCGAGTCTGTAACTCAAAAGCTCGAAAGTCTGAAACAGCAAGCTGATATGTCGGCCGAGTCAACTGCTGAACTAAGCCGAGAGCAGGCGATACTCACAGCCCAGCAATCTCTTGGGAAAGCCGCGACTCAGGAGCAAATAGCCCTTGCTGGTCAGTACGCCGCTAAAAAATGGGATACGGCGAACGCCATCAAAGCGGAAGCAGCTGCCAATAAGCTACTACCTGAATCGGCTGAAAATCAAGGCTACCAGCAAGATGCTAAGGACCTCAAAACAGCGTTTGATGCTAAGAAAATAACGCAGGATCAATACAACAACACATCTGAACGACTGGAGCAGGAGCATCAGTCTAAGTTAGCGAAAATTCGTGCTGACCAGTCTGTTTCACCGCTTCAAGAGGCGGCAGGCACGGTTGACCCAGTCCAGCAGTTGGCTAATCAACACACTCAACAACTCGCCCTTATTCAGCAGTTTGAACAGCAAGGAGTGATAGCTCATTCTAATGCGATAATGCTTAAAAACGCAGCTGATACGGAATATGAGCAAAAGAGAACGGCAGCGCAATGGGAAATTTGGAGAAACCAGAGCGCAGGTAACGAAGCCCTGGCGGCCTCTTTCGATGCGCTGGCGGGGAATGCCTCGAATGCTTTGACGGGAATCATCTCCGGAAGCATGTCCGCCGAGGACGCAATGCGCTCGATCGGGAACACGGTGCTGAACAGCCTAATCAACACCTTCGTCCAGATGGGCGTTGAATGGGTCAAGTCAGCCATTATGGGGCAGGCGGCACAAACGGCAGCGATCGGAACAGTAGCGGCAGTTCAAACCGCAGCAGTGGGGACTCAGACTGCGGTAAGTGTGGCAGCTGCCGGAACTACTGCTGCTGCATGGACTCCTGCCGCAATCCTGTCCTCTATTGCCTCGATGGGTACTGCTGCGGCGATTGGATTGGGTGCAGTGGCTGGCGTCATTGGAACGAGTCTCCTTGGCAAGCGCAAGAACGGCGGGCCTGTATCTGCTGGCGGTATGTACCAGGTTGGCGAAGGCGGTATGCCTGAGATTTACCAGGCCAGCACCGGTAAGCAGTACATGATTCCTGGCGACAACGGCAAGGTGATCAGCAATAAGGATATGCAGGGCGGGGGCGGTGTGAACGTCATAATCAACGTTCAGAATATGACGGGAGCCACATTTGATGCTCAGGCTACGAGTAATGGGGATGGTACAATAACCGTGGATGCCATTATTGCTGATCTAAATAATGGCGGTCCAATTTCTCAGGGCATAACAAGTAACTTTAATGCCAAAAGAACTCCACATGGTCAAAATTAAGAGGACGCATGGATAGTATTTTGCCTGGCGAATCAAAAAGCATGCCACTTGAAAGTGGAAAGGTTGTCAAATACTCAGCTAACCGGGCTGTTAATTTTGAGTTTTTGCTTACAGATGGCACTTACATTACCGGTGTTATTCCTGCCGGTGAAACACTTGAGTTTATGAGTAACGGCTCTATTCAAGAATTTAACATTAAAATTTTTGAAGCTCCGAGACGACCGACTGCCATAGATTAAACCCGCTTCGGCGGGTTTTTTAATGCCTGGAGTTTAGATGCCAATTATTGATTATCCTGACTGGCTACCGCTGGCACAGAAGGCCAGCAAAAACATGACGCTCGATACCGGGTTCCAGACCGATCAGCCAGCGGTCGGCCCGGCTATCTTCCAGAATCTGACTGACGACCTGAAAGTGACCTGGTCCCTGACGTGGATCTTTACGACCGCACAGGAACGAGCATTCATGCAGTGGTTACGCAGCCCTAACTACCTAAATCGTGGGTTGAATTGGTTCAGGATGGAAGTGAATCTTGGCGGCAGCGGAATGCAGTTACAGGAACTTCACTTCACGCAAATGCCTGTCCAAACCAACATCACAAATGGTGTCGTGACCTGGACGGGGACAGTTATCGCTAACCACCTCAACAACGCCGACGACGAGTTCGACGACATCATTGTTGAGCTACCGCCGCCATGGGATACATGGCTGGATATCGTGGTCACTGGTTATCCGGACGGATGCGATCCGGAAAGTCTCCCAAGGATTCCCTGATGCCATCTTTTCGTCAATATAAACAGCAGCGCCCGATGCGCGGCCTGTACGACACCATCACCTTCTACCATCCATCCTTTGGCTATGTACGCCTGGTCGATAAGCAATTCTTTGCTAAGACGCTTGGCGGCCAGACGTACACGCCAGCGCGCTTTGAAATCGAAGAGAGTCAGCAGAGCGGTACGCCGGTGATCGACGCAACGGTGAAACTGGGGCGGCTATCGTCTGATATCAAAGCGCTGATGAAAAAATGGAAGGGGGCGGCGCGTCTTACTGCCATCACGGCAACCAGGCAGGTATTCGATAGTGGTGATGTATCGACACCGATTAAGTCGTGGCTGCTGTACGTCAAGACCGTGGATATAGACGCTGATGCCGCTTCTGTGACGCTTTCTGTCACTAACCCGCTGAACAACAACATAGGCCGACTTTATGATCCGCAGGAATACACCGGGCTGCAGTACCTCTGATTTCATCAGTAAGGTGATCGGCATTCCGTGGTCTAACCGGGCCTGTTCGTTCGAGAAGGTAGATTGCTGGGGTCTGGTGGTACTGTATTACCGTCACGTTCTCGGCATTGAACTGCACCAGACACCGGACTACGAAGCTGGGGCTGACTTCTTCACCTGCTATCAGGGTGATGTCGTTTTCTGGCACCAGGTCGATAATCCTGTCGAAGATGGGATATTCGTCGGGTACTGCGGTGCGCAACCGGCACACGTTGGACTAGTGCTTAACAGGCAGGCGTTGCACTCGCGCGGCGAGAACGGAAGCGTGCGCATGGACTCGTTGCTGGTCATTCAGCGGGCATTCACAAAAGTGGAGTTTTTCGAATATGGCGCTGGTTGAAATATCGAATTTTCCAGGAACGCCTAAGCTGCGTTGCAGGGTGCCAAACGGCACCCTTTTTTATGACTGGCTGGCGGCCAATGATGCCACCTTTCACCGCGATCTGCTTATCGTCCGCAACGGTGTGAAGCTGACCGACGATGATGAGCTGGCATTTGAACTATGCGAGCTGGATACCGTCCAGATTTTTGACCAGCCGAAGGGCATTATCGGTGACATTCTCAGCCCTATCTTCAAAGTTGTCGGTGCGGTCTTCTCTTTTCTTGCACCCAAACCGGCGATCGCTAATACCGGCGGCAACACCGTCGACTCTCCAAACAATAGCCTGACCGGTCAAACAAACACAGCGCGCGTCTATAAAGCGAAGCCTGACATTTATGGACAGGTCCGCTCATTCCCGGATTTGATTCAGGAATCGTTATTTGAATATGTTCGTCAGAGCGATACAGACGGCGGCCTGAAATATGTCACCGAGTGGATGTGCATCGGGATAGGAAAGTATAACTACGAGTCTGTCCGGTACTCTGAGTCCAGCCTGGGCAGCATGTCCGGTGCCGAGTTTCAGTTTTATCAGCCTGGGGAGGTTATTCCAGTCATCAATGAGGGCTATGAATTCGATGACGTTGACGGGCAGGAGGTTCCGGGCCAGAACGAGTCGGATGATTTCCCTATAGAGAGTGCCACCGCGACCACAGTCATGAGTGGAACGTATTCAGGCGGACAGATTGCAGTAAAAATCAAAAAGCAGGCAGAATTTGACTACTTCATGGGTCTGGTTCTGCCGCATGCCGTCACCTTCACGATTAATGTCACCTACAGCACACCAACCGGTAACGTTACTCAGGACGTCGATTTTGCAGGAACGTTGATATCAGCGGTCGAGACTAACGATGGGGCGGTAATAAGCCCGGTTCAGTGGTACACGTTCACCATGGGGGATCTGATTGGTCCGCCAGATGTACCGGCGGCGGCCACAATTAACACGACGAAATTCATCCTCAATGATAATGAGGCCCTCGTAGTTGGCCCGTTCTTTTCGCCTGTTGAGTCTACCCAACTATGGTTGCATACACAGGCACAACTGGGTGGGAAAAAGTCTGCTGACTGGAAGGTCACAATCTGGAAAATTGATGATGACTACAACCAGGTGCCAGGTACTCAGCAGACGTTCACGTATCACCAGGGAACCCCGCACAAATCATCGAGCGAAGTGTTCTACCGGACAGACAAGCTGACTCCGGTCGGTGGCTTTGGCAAATATGCCATTAACTTCCAGCGCACCGACAACTCGAGTGATGCCTCTATTCTGAAGGTTGAGGAAATCCACTCAGTTAACATCAGAATCAACGTCGTGCATCCAACCGATACGCTCGTTCGTGTGAAGGTAAGAGCGACAGAGAACGCGCTCGGTAGCCGTGACCGCAAATACAACGCCCTGGTTACCCGTCAGACCATCAGTTACAACCTCACTACTCAGGCGGTCGACTATACGCTGCGCCCATCGCGATCGTTCGCCGACGCGGTGGCGCATACCTGGCTTGTTATCGGCGCGCAGACTGTTAGCAGCATTGACCTGTACGGTCTGTACTCCATAGCTGAGAGCCTGACTGATGAACGGCTGGGCTACTTCGACTACACGTTTGACGATGAGAACGATTCACTAGGCGACAGGGTGCAGGCGATCTGTAATGCAGCGTCTGTTATGGCGTACTGGGATGACGGTGTACTGACGTTCACCCGCGATCAGAAAGTCGATTACCCGGCAGCAGTGTTCAACCGGGCAAACATGAAAACGGACGAATACAAAATGACGTATGAGGCCACGCTGCCAGGCGGTTACGACGGCGTCCAGGTATCCTACGTTCATCCGACTACGAACAACAAAACGTACATCAACTACCGTGTTCTGAACGGCGTTATCGTCGAGCAGGAAGCGGAGAACCCAAACAAGATCGAGATAGTCGGATTCCGTAACGAGTACCAGGCTCGGGAGCGAGCGCTACGCGAAACAAAACGTCTGATTTACTCGCGGGTGAAGATGAACGCCAAGGTGTTTGAAGACGGAATTATACAGGTAGGCAGTGTCATCCAGATGCCGGATATTTATGACAGCAATCAGCAGCAGGGGTACATCACCGGTCGAGCCGGGAATGACTTCGACACCAGTGAGCCGATCATGTTTACCGGTTCTATGTATGTGCTGGTTACTGACAGCCTGGGAAACCCGACACTGCGTTATCCGGCAATGGCCCGCAGCGACACGAAATACGGCTTCACTGCAGCAATACCCACCATTCAGCTCAACATATGGAACGGAGACACTGTACAGCTCCCGTCGCGATATCTAATAGCCACTGTGGAGGAACTGGACAGTCAGCTATGGACAGTCAACAGCATCAAACCCAACACAGATAACACGGTATCTCTGACCGTCTCAGAGTACAGCAACTCAGTCTACGAATAATACCTTATCCAAATACCACAACCCGGCCACAGTGCCGGGTTTTTTAATGGAAAAATTATGAGCACTACACCAACCAATCAGCCAGTACCAAGCGAAAAGCCGCAAGACCTGAAATTTAACGCCGGTAAAATTGACGAGTTTGTTACCTCAATGGCTAAGCAATATATCGACCGTTTTGGTCAGGCGCATTACACGATTGAAGGTCTTCGTTGGGTGGCGCAGCAGGCCATTGCAGCATTTGGATATATTACGCTTGTTAGTTTCGAAGACGGAAACACACTGACACTGCCAAATCAGGTTCTGCGCCTTGAAGCCACCGGCGAATATTACCGATGGGATGGTACACTCCCTAAAACCGTTCCTGCTGGTTCAACTCCAGACAGTACTGGTGGAATTGGAGATGGTGCGTGGGTTGCGGTGGGGGCTGCGGCCTTTGGCCAGAGCATTGCTATTGTTGATTCAGTCAAAGATCTGATGGCTGTTGGTGATAAATCAGCAAATAATGTTCGCTATGTCACTGGCTACGTACCGGGTACGGATTTTGGCGGCGGGCAGTTCTACTGGGATGCCAGCAAGCCAAAATCTCAGCATAACGGTATCACCATATTCAGCCCTACGGTGCCGTGGGATGGTTCATATGCTGGACTGGCTGCGTTCCTAGCAGGAACTGGTGAGACTGACAGTGGTGGAACAGGGTGTTGGATGCGCTCTAAAAAGGGTGACATCATGGCATCATGGGCTGGATTTGATGTAACTGGAAACCAGGTTGCTGATGACATCATTAAAGCAGCGTGTATATTAGCCGCTAATACTCGTAGATGTCTTCGTATAGATCCAGGAAGCAATGTTAAATGGGGATTTACCCATCTCACTCAATACCATGACAAGTTCAACCTTAACCTCCAAACATCTGTATTTCTTGATGGAATTAATGGTCTTACAGTTTACGCTGACAATGATGTTGAATTTAACACTGATCATCCTACCTACAGAGAAAGAGTAGTATTTGGTGTATTTAATGGTAAAAATAATACATTCAAAGGATTTAACTGGAATAGTAACTTTACAGATTACAGTATATCTCCCACTGATACTGAACATAGAATACAAGAACATTGGAAAGGTTTCATGTTTGAAGGATGTTCTGATAATATTGTTATGAAAAATAATGTTAATGCCTGTCAGACTTTCGTGATGGCTGATAACATGAATCTATCAACAAGCCTTCAGAATAAAAACATTCAAGTAATTGAAAATAAATGTAAGTATGTTGTTAACTATTGCTTTCTTTCAAGGGCTTTGGAATGGTACATTTTTGATCGAAATGAAGTTTCATTCAATGGTAGAAAGTGGCACACGTATGGTGAAGCCGCTGCCCCAACTACACAGACAAAGTATATTCGTGTATGTGATAACAAGTTCACAGACCAGATAGCTCAGCAATCATGCATAACACCTGGGCCACACATTGAAGGTGGATTGATCAGTGGAAACTATTGCAAACGACATTATGGAATATTTATAGAGAACGGAAGCACCTCAAACTTGGTTATAGAAGACAACATTTCTATTAGCGATGGGGAGAGAGCCGACACAACCCACATCCTGTTAGTTGGTGAAGTTGATGATCAGCCAACTGGTAGTTCACCTCACTCTAATGTTCTAATACAAGGGAACATGTTTCGTGGCGGTGGTTACGCAATACAGGATTACAATACCGGGATCGAATTAAGAACAGGATTTAGCATCCTGAATAACCATTTTGATAATTGTAAACTGCCAATATTAACAAACCAATCATTTATAGGGATACGCGTGTCTGGTAACTATATGAAGGCTCCTGATGATTTCCCTGATTTAGCTATTGCTGGGCAGCGACCAGTCATAACTGGAAACACATTAATAGGTGTTCGTGTCCGTGCGAGAGGATTGGGTTATACAGTTATTGAACCTACAGTGTCTAATAACATATTTGGTTCCAATGGAGTATTTTCTAACTTTCCTGCATTAGTTGAATATGACTCATTCACTAGCCTTACCGCTGAAGGAAACAATACAACTGCTGCTACATTTATCGACTTTATTATACATCCCGCTAATGTAATATCCGCAGGTTTCAGAAAAATCGGTCCAAATGAAGGTTTCAGTACTAACCCTAGCACATTGTATGCTGGGAAGATAACTACACGCGTAGGTGATTTTGTGGCCAAAAAAGACCCTACAGCTCCAGGTGTTTACGCATGGGTATGCGTAAACCAATCAACCAATACCTTCGGTTCGATAGCTTTGAGTGCATGGTACAAGGCCGCTAACGCGGCCTTGTACCATGCTGCTATCGTGACCACGGTATGTCTTTGCGCATTGAATGAATACTTATCGTCATGTAAGATGATTGCACATATTCAACAATGTCATATATTCGAATGAATACCAAAATATATTCAATACAGGCTTTACGAGGGATCGCAGCATTAATGGTAGCGCTTGGGCACTTAAATGTGTTTCTGAATGGAGCTTACTCTCAAAGCAATCTTGGTGATTTATTGTTCTTTAATGGAGCAATTGGCGTTGATATATTCTTTGTAATTAGCGGATTTATCATTGCGCTGGCAACTGAAAAAAAAGAGAGCTTTGTATGTGTAAAGTTTATAATCAAGAGGTTCTTTAGATTATACCCAGTATATTTATTTAGCTTTCTTGTTTTTAGCCTGGTTGTAACTCACATGTTTTTACTGGAGCAATCATCTGTTCCTCTGTGGTTTAACTTTGATAATATATTAAAATCACTATTTTTCCTTCAGTTAAGACCTGATGATAACGCACCATTTTATGGCTACAGTTTAATCATAACAGCATGGACGTTAAGTTATGAGATTTATTTCTATATTGTTTTTTGTGCTGCAATGGCAATAAGTCATAAATACAGAGCAATCATATCTGCTATAGCCATTGTTGCAATATCGTTAATTATTCAGAAAATCTACACAGGTCATTTCACAATAGATGCATATGCTGTCCCTGGCATAAGTGGAAGAGAGGCGCTAACAATCGCCGCCAACCCGATATCATTTGATTTTATCCTTGGCCTGATTGCGTTCTATATTTTTAAAGCGTCAAAAAATGCTCAGTATGGGGCTAGTGTAAAAATATTGGCATCTGTTGGTTTTGTTTTTGGGGTTCTGTGTTGGAACAGTGGTTTTATGTTTGGACATGGTCTTTCTAAATTTGGCGGTATTGCGTTTATCTTTTTCATGTCTGTTGTTTTTGGTGAGTTGGCTTTTAAATTTAAAATACCAAAGCCACTAGTATTTTTAGGTGACATATCATATTCAGTTTATATAATTCATATTGTTGTGATATTTGCTTATAGAGAATTTGGTAAATTCATTCCTTTCATACCACAACAAAATGGATTCAGCCTTTTTGTGTTTCTGGTGTCTGTATCTATTTTGCTGTCTTACGCAATGTACAGGTTTATAGAAAAACCATCTATAAAACTATCTCACGCCATATGTAAAAAGATGTAA